GTATATTAGAACCATGATAAATATATGAGAGGGAAATTTGACTATTTACATAAAATTGCTTGACAAATCTTAAAAAATATGCTATAATATTCGTATAATAACAAATAATTAATAAGTTACTGAGTTTCCATCGTAACTTTAGTTAACTAATAGTACTAATAATACTATTAATTAGTAGTACTCGTAGTTATTTAGTAACTACTCGTACTAATAGTTATTATAATATTATATAATTATTGATTATTAATTAATAATAATTATATTTCTTTGTTTAATTTAAAAAAAGGATTTAACTATGACAACATTTGACAGTGTTTATAGCACAACATTAGGTTTTGATAAACTATTTTACAACGCAGAGACGTTCTTTAACAATCATGACAAATATCCACACCATAACATCGTTAAAGTAGACGACCTAACGTACAAAATAGAGTTAGCTCTTGCAGGATTTACAAAAGAAGACGTATCAGTAGACCATATTGAAGGGACACTCCACGTAAAGGGTGGTAAAGACGAGCAAGACAAAGTAAACTACTTACATAAGGGTATAGGTTCTCGAAGATTCCACAAGTCCTTTAGACTTGCAGATACAATAGAAGTAAAAGAAGCTACTTTTAACAATGGAATTTTGATAATTGAGTTATATAATAACTTACCCATAGATAAGCAACCTAAACACATAAAGGTAAATTAGTGGGAAGACGATCCATTGCAGCACAAAACGAAATACGAAATAAAAGTGGTTTACGTCTTGTAAAAAAGGCAGAGCCTAAAAATACTGCTATACTACCTAACAGTAAGAAAGCTAGAACACAAGAGATACTAGCTGAAATGATGGGTAAGAAAGGCAAGAACGTAGTTCGTAAAGTATTAGACAAAGCACTGAATGACGATGACCAAGATCAGATGGCTTGTCTTAAACTTGTGATGGATCGTTTACTTCCTTCTGACTATATACAGAAAATGAAAGGACAAGGTAATCAGATTCAGATTAATATTACTGGTGTTGATACTTCTAGTATTGAGTCTGAACCTATTGAAATGGAAACCGACAATGGCAGTTGACTTTAATATAATGTCTATCGTGCAACGCAACATGATGACTCCTCAAGAACAAGCACAAAGTCTTTTCTTACGCCCTACACGTAATCCAGAGGTTACTCCTGTAGCTGATCCTACCTTTACACCCATTGCAGTAATTCCTAAACCTTATAAAGCATCAACTTATGGTGTGCCTCAAGAACCTAAACTACAACAAGAACTGTTGTATGAGCGTCCTCCTTTACAAGAATCCAAACCTGTTTCATTTTTAGAAACAGTAGCTAATGCTATTATACCTTCTGCTGAAGCAACTGAACTACCTAACGATTCTTGGGATAAAGCTTTAGTAGAAAAACAATTATATGATCGAGGTAATACAATTATTTCTGCTTTAAATGGTTTTGAAAATGTAATGCCTTCTGTATATAAATGGGAAAAAGGTTATCAACAAATGAAAAATGATTCAGGTAACTACACTAGTTCAGGTAAACTTATAGGAACTAATAAAGGCATTAGTGCTAAAACACTAGAAAGTTATTTAGGTAGAGAGCCTACAGTTGATGAAATGAAAAACGTAGATCAAGAAACTATAAGTAATATTTATAAAGATGAATTTTATAATAAATATAAAATAAATAAACTTCCAGTAGAATTACAAAAAGTAGCTATGCACGCCCTTGTAACTGGTGGTCCTAAAACTATTAAATACCTTCAAGAATTAGCAGGAACAGATCAGGATATGATAATAGGTGAAAAAACTATTAAAGCTATTAAAGATAAAGGTATTACTGCTGAACAATTAAAAAATAAAATACTTTCTAAATATCAAACATTTGATCGTTGGAATGACTTTGGAAAAGGTTGGACTAATAGATTTAATGATTTAATATGACAGATTTAAATGTAAAGCTTCACGATAAACAACGTGAAGTTTTTGATGATAACCATCGTTTTAAAATAGTAGCAGCAGGTAGACGTTTTGGTAAATCTCGTTTAGCTGCTTGGCTTTTACTTATAGAAGCATTACAAAGTACAAGCAAAGATGTTTTTTATGTAGCACCAACGTATCAACAAGCAAGAGATATTTTGTGGGGTTTACTTAAAGAACTAGGACATGAGGTTATTAAGTCGGCTCATGAGAATACTTCTGTGTTAACTCTTGTTAATAACAGAAAGATATATCTTAAAGGAGCAGATCGACCAGATACACTTCGTGGTGTAGGTTTATGTTTTTGTGTAATTGATGAATACGCAGACATTAAACCTAATGTATGGGAACAGATTCTTAGACCTGCGTTAGCTGATGTACAAGGTAAAGCATTATTTATAGGAACACCTAAAGGTAGAAATCATTTTTATGATTTATATAAATATGCTGAAGGGAACAAGGATGAAGAATGGACTAGCTTTCACTATTCATCTTATGACAATCCTTTAATACCTGCAAGTGAGATTGACGCAGCAAAACGTTCTATGTCTTCTTTTGCTTTTAGACAAGAGTTCTTAGCTTCGTTTGAAGCAGCAAGTAGAGACATATTTAAAGAGGAATGGATTAAATATGATGAAGAAGAGCCTAAAGAAGGTCGTTACTTTATTGCAGTGGACTTGGCAGGTTTTGTTAAAGTGGACAAAATGGCTTCTGCTAAAAATAAACAGTTGGATGAAACAGCTATTTCAATTGTTAAAGTAAATGAAGAAGGATGGTGGGTAGCAGAAATAAAACATGGTAGGTGGGACATTAAAGAAACATGTAGTCAAATAATGTCAGCAGTGTTACACTATGAACCTACTGCAGTTGGAATTGAAAAGGGTAGTTTAAAAAATGCAGCACTACCTTACTTAATGGATTTAATGAGAAAGCATAATCATTACTTTAGAATTGATGATTGTACTCATGGTAACCAAAAGAAAACAGATAGAATAGTTTGGGCATTACAAGGTCGTTTTGAACATGAACAAGTAAAACTAAACTATGGAGATTGGAATAACGAGTTTGTAGATCAGTTAGTAAACTTTCCAAACTCACAGTTACACGATGACTTAATTGATTCACTTGCATACATAGATCAAATACAAACAGTAGATTATGCAATGGATTATGAAGACGAAGAATATGAAGTACTTGATTTAGTTGCTGGATATTAACAGAGGAAACTTATATGGCACATAACTTAGTTGATTGGATCTTAGGACACACAGAGGAGTGGAAAGATCATAGAGATCAAAACTATTTAGAAGACTGGAAAGAATATGAACGTCTTTGGAGAGGCGAATGGGCATCTGAAGATCGTTTACGTGATTCAGAGCGTAGCCGTATTACATCCCCCGCACTACAACAAGCAATTGAAAATCACACTTCAGAAATAGAAGAAGCTGTCTTTGGACAAGGCGATCATCTTTTTGATATTGAAGATGATATGAGAGATCAGAATCCTCAAGATGTTCAATACATGAAAGGCTACATGAAGGAATGTTTTAAAAAGAACAAACTTCGTAAAGCTGTTGGAGATGTACTACTACTTGCTAGTATCTATGGTACAGGTATTGGTGAGATTATTCTTAAAAAAACTAAAGAGATCGTTCCTGCTACACAAGACATGCCTGAAATAGATTCTATGGCAGTAGGTACAAAATCAGTAGAAAAAGTTAATGTTACTCTTAAACCTGTAAGTCCTCAAAACTTTATTATTGATCCTACTGCTACAGGCATTGATGATGCTATGGGAGTAGCTATTGAAGAGTTTGTATCTGCTCATCACATTGCAGATCAAATGAAAAAGAAAATATATAAGCAAGTAAAAATTAATGCTGATCCTGCTTCTGATTCTGATTTAGAAGCTAGTTGGATTGACGAAGAATACAATGATGACAAAGTAAAATTAGTTCGTTACTATGGTTTAGTTCCTGAAAAATTACTTGATTCTTCAGAAGGAGATGTAGACGATTTATTTGAAACAAATGAAACTGATTCTTTAATGGACGAATATGGTGACATGGTAGAAGCTGTTGTTGTCATTGGTAATGATGAACACATACTTAAAGCTGATCGATCACCATACATGATGAAAGACAGACCAATTATTGCTTACCAAGATGATACAGTTCCTAATCGTTTCTGGGGTAGAGGTGTAGCTGAAAAAGGTTACAACATGCAAAAAGCAATTGATGCTCAGTTACGTAGTCATCTTGATGGACTAGCATTAACTACAGTTCCTATGATGGGTATGGATGCTACACGATTACCTCGTGGTAGTAAATTTGAAGTACGTCCAGGTAAGTCAGTACTAACTAATGGTAATCCTGCTGAAATTCTTATGCCGTTTAAGTTTGGAGCAACAGATGCTTCTAACGTAGAAACAGCAAGAGTTTTTGAAAACATGTTATTACAAGCAACAGGTACTTTAGATACAGCTAACATGATGAGTCAACCACAAGGTGGACAAATTTCTATAGCTATGTCAGGAATTCTTAAAAAGAATAAACGTACTCTTGTTAACTTTCAAGATCAATTCCTTATTCCCTTTATTGAAAAAGCTGCATGGAGATTTATGCAGTTTGATCCAGAAAACTTCCCAGTACAAGATTGGAAGTTTGTTCCTAGTTCAACACTAGGTATGTTAGCTAGAGAAGTAGAACAACAACAATTTATTAATATACTTAAAACACTTGGTCCTAATAGTCCTATTACTCCTGTGTTAATGTTAGGTATTGTTAAAAATTCTAGTCTACCTAATCGTCTGGAAATGCAACAACAGATTGCTAAAACAATGCAACCTAATCCACAACTACAACAAATGCAACAAGCTACCCTACAAGCTAAAATGCAACAAGAACAAGCATTGGCTGCTAAAACTATGGGTGAAGCTAAAGAACGTGAAGCAATGGCTCAAAAACATATGGTGGAAGCACAGCTTGAACCTGACCTTGTTAAGGCTAAACTAATGGCAGCTATCTCTACAAACTTACCAGAAGAAGACGATATGATTGCTAAAGAGTTTGATAGACGAGTTAAAATTGCAGAGTTAATGCTTAAAGAAAAACAAATCGATTTAAAAGAACAAGATATGCTAGACAATAAAGAAATTGTTAGATTGCAGATGGCAAAGAAATAGCTTGACAAACTTTTAATTTTATGTTATAATAATTAGTATATGGCAATAGAAAAAGATTTACAAGAGTATTATGAAGCTCGATTTGATATGATGGCTTCTAAAGGATGGAAACAGTTTATTGAAGATACTCAAAATCTTTTTGATAACTATAACCAAATAACATCGACTGATAGTTTAGAAGAATATCATAAACGTAAAGGTCAATTAGATATACTCCAATGGATTCTCTCATTACATTCTGTGAGTGAACAATCTTACGAGGAACTACAAAATGAAGAAACTCTTTGAGTTTCAGTGTTCTCATTGTAATCACTACTTTGAAGAATTAACTGAGTACACTAAAACACTAACATGTCCTTCTTGTGGCAAAGAGGCTGATAAACTTATCAGTACACCTCGTGTCCATTTAGAAGGTCATTCAGGAAGCTTTCCAGGAGCTGCGATGTCTTGGGAAAAAAAGCGTAAACAAAAACTCGCAGATGAAAAGAAGAACGCTAACACGTAGCCGAGTTAGTAATTCTTTCCTAAAATGCTATAACGCACAGGAGAAATAATATGGCAGAATTAATTGATGAAGTTTTAGAAAATGAACTGGAAGCCTCTAGTTTAGAAGAAGAAAAGATTGAAGATTCTACACCAGAACAACCTCAATCAGAACCTGAAGCTAACGAGGAGACAAAGCCAGAAGATGATCTACCAGAGAAGTATAAAGGTAAGTCTTTAAAAGACATTATAACAATGCACCAAGAAGCTGAAAAGTTAATTGGTAAGCAAGGTTCTGAAGTTGGTGACTTACGTAGAGTGGTAGATGACTTTATTAAAACTCAAACAGCAAAAGATTCGGAAAAGGCGGCTAAAGAAACAGAAGCAATTAGTCCAGATGATTTTATAGATGATCCACAAAAAGCAATTAATAAGGCTGTTGAGAATCATCCATCAATCAAAGAAGCAAAAGAAAGTGCTAAAGCTATGAAACGTTCTGAAACTCTAGCAAAGATACAACAAGAGTTTCCTGATGTTCAAACTGTAGTACAAGATCCTAAATTTGCTGAATGGATTAAAGCCTCACGAGTTAGAACTGAATTGTTTACACGAGCAGAAGTAGATTATGATTTTGATTCTGCTAAAGAATTATTAGATACTTGGAAAGAGAAACAAAACATCTCTAAAAAAGTAGCTGAAACTTCTAAAGTAGATCGAGAACAACAATTAAAAGCTGCAGATGTAGGTAGTAATAGTTCTACAAGTGAACCTGTTTCTAAAAAGAAATATCGTCGAAGCGATATTATTAAACTTATGCAAACCGATCCAGATCGTTATGACTCCATGTCTGAAGAGATTATGACAGCATACAGAGAAGGACGGGTTATTTAACTTTTAGAAAGGAATTATTATGGCATTAGGTTCAAATCATGTAACCAATACTACTGCCGCTACTTTTATCCCTGAGATTTGGTCCGACGAGGTTATTGCTGCTTACAAAAAGAATTTAGTAACAGCTAACCTTTTCAAAAAAATCTCTTTTAAGGGTAAAAAAGGCGACACACTACACATCCCTAAACCAACACGTGGCAATGCTTCTTTAAAAGCAGCAGAAACTCAAGTAACATTGATTGCAGCTACTGAAACAGAAGTACAAGTAGCCGTAGATAAACACTACGAATACTCACGTTTGATTGAGGATATTACAGAAGTACAAGCACTTACATCTATGCGTAGATTCTACACAGACGATGCAGGTTATGCTTTAGCAAAACAAGTTGATACTTCTTTAGTTCAACTAGGTCGTGGTTTTAATGCAGGAGCAGGTACTGCTGCTTATGATAAAGCGTTTGTTGGTTCAGATGGTTCAACATTATATGTTGCAGCTTCTAACAACGAAGCAGCTTTAACAGATGCAGCTATCCGTAGAACAATTCAACGTCTTGATGACAATGATGTTCCAATGGATGGACGTTTCTTATTAATCCCACCATCAGCAAGAAACACATTAATGGGTTTAGCTCGTTATACTGAACAAGCCTTTGTAGGTGAAGTAGGTAATAACAACACAATCCGTAATGGTGAAATTGGAAACCTTTATGGTATTCCAGTATTTGTTTCTTCTAATTGTGATACAACATCTGGCTCAGGTGCTGCTCGTGTAGCATTAATGGGACATAAAGACTCAGCTGTTTTAGCTGAACAAGTTGGTGTTCGTTCACAAACACAATATAAACAAGAATACTTAGGTACTCTTTACACTGCAGATACTCTCTATGGTGTTAAAGAACTACGTGATGACGCTTGTTTTGCATTAGCAGTTCCTGCTTAATGTTTGGAAGTCCCCCGTTCTGGGGGACATTCCTTTACTTAGGAGATACAAATGATATTTAAATGTAAAAAAACAGGTAATACAGTAGAGTTTACAGCCGAACATGATGTAGTGGCTATGAAACAACATCCAGATTATGAAGTCGTAGAAGAACACAAAAAAGAAACCAAAAAGAAAAAATCATTTTTTAGCTCAGAGGATTAATAATGGCTATTTATCGAGGTCCAGGTGGATCAGGTGATGCTACTACTGATGCCCAAAACGAAGGAACTATAGCTAGTAATAAAGCCGCAGAAGCGGCAGCAAGTGCATCGGCAGCTGCAGCTAGTGCCTCTAGTGCTTCAACGTCAGCAACCACAGCAACCACACAAGCAACCAGTGCAACAACCAGTGCAACTAACGCTGCTACCTCAGCTTCTAATGCAAGTACCAGTGCAACAAATGCAGCAACAAGTGCTTCTTCTGCTGCTACAAGTGCCACTGCTGCTTTATCTTCACAAGAGGATGCAGAAACTGCCGAGACTAATGCTAGTGCCTCAGCAACATCCGCAGCTAGTTCAGCTACTTCTGCCTCAACATCAGCTACAACGGCTACTACACAAGCAGGTTTAGCTTCTACATCAGCTACAAACGCAGCTACATCAGAAGCTAATGCTGGAACTAGTGCAACAACAGCAACAACTAAAGCAAGTGAAGCAGCAACTTCTGCTTCTAATGCCTCAACATCTGAGACCAACGCTGCAAGTTCTGCGTCAACTGCCTCAAGTGCTGCAACTACTGCAACGACTCAGGCAAGTAATGCAAGTACATCAGCAACAAATGCTTCAACAAGTGAAACTAATGCAGCTTCAAGTGCAAGTGCAGCAGCTACCTCAGCAACAAATGCCGCAACTTCTGAAACTAAT